CTTCTTTTACATACAGCACCCTACACGCGGTAGCATGTTGTATCATCCTTATGAATATCAGGAAAGATTGATAGAAACATATCACAACTACAGATATAGTATCGCACTCATGCCTCGTCAGAGTGGTAAGACGACAAGTGCCGCAGGTTACTTGTTGTGGTATGCGATGTTTGTTCCCGACTCAACTATATTAATCGCCGCACACAAATATGCAGGTGCGCAAGAAATTATGCAACGTATTCGCTATGCTTATGAAAATTGCCCTATGCATATCAAAGCAGGTGTAGCAACATACAACAAGGGTAGTTTATTCTTTGATAATGGTAGCCGTATCGTATCAGCTACGACAACTGAAAATACTGGTCGTGGTATGTCTATCACATTGTTATACCTTGATGAATTCGCATTCGTAAGGCCAACAATCGCTGAACAGTTCTGGACATCAATTACTCCCACTCTAGCAACTGGTGGTAAGGCTATCATTACAAGCACGCCTAATAGTGATGAAGATCAATTTGCACTAATATGGAAAGGTGCTAATAAAACTGAAGATGAATTTGGTAACAAGACGGATGTAGGTAAGAACGGTTTTAAAGCATATAGAGCATACTGGCATGAACAGCCCGGTCGTGATGAAAAGTGGGCTGAAGAGATGAAGAACCAGTTAGGACTAGATCGCTTTAACCGTGAAATTGGTTGCGAATTTATTATCGCAGATGAGACACTAATTAATCCTAATACACTAATACAACTTGAAGGTGTTGAGCCAATTGATCGTATGGGCCAGGTTCGCTGGTATAAGAAACCGTCTAAGGGTAACATCTATGTAGTAGGACTTGATCCAAGTCTTGGTACTGGCGGTGACCCTGCCGCTATACAGATTTTTGAAGCAAATACTACTGAACAAATTGGCGAATGGAAACATAATAAAACAGAAATTCCACAACAGATTAAATTATTAGCAGATATTAATAGATATATTGTTGAACATACTAATGAACCTAACAGTCTTTACTATAGTTTGGAAAATAATAGTATCGGAGAAGCAGCATTGATTTCTCTTAAAGAATTCGGGGAAAGTAACATACCCGGTATTTTCTTTAGCGAAAGAGGAAAGAAACGTAAAGGCTTTAATACTACGCATAAGGTTAAACTAACCGCATGCGCTAAGTTTAAAACCCTTTTAGAAAGTAAGAAGTTGAAAATTCATAGTCGCCCACTAATATCAGAACTTAAGACATTTGTTGCCCTAGGTGGTAGTTATAGTGCTAAGATAGGGGAAACCGATGATCTAATTATGGCTACATTATTAACAATCAGAATGTTGCAGGAACTAACAGATTTCCACTTTGACCTAGAAAATCAGATGCGCGACCATGAGGAAATGATACAACCATTGCCCTTCTTTGCTGTATTAAGTTAGGATCCTAGGACTAAATATAATTATGCCGGTAAATACTAAAACACTTAACACCAATTTGTATGATAAATTGGATAAAGTTGACAATCTTAACCCTAAGGCTTTAGACTATAAGGGCGATAAGACATCTGACGTAGAAAATAGTGATATCTTTCTATTCGACTATGTTGATAAAGATGGACAAAAAATCGCAAATGCCTGGATGACAGTCGAGGGCGATACTTTAGTATTTTACGCCACAGAAGAAATTCCTAAAGATAAACATTTTCAGCATTTCGTTAAGAACTGGAGTACTTGGGCAAGAAGTAAACGTTTGAAATGGAAAGTTGATAATAGAAGCAGAGTTAAACATGACATGGATAAGAGGGGCAAAATGAAAAAGCAAGAACCAATCAGTGAGGGTTACTACCCATTAGGTAAAAAGGCAAGCGTTAGCGATAATGTTCCTACAGTAAAAATACTTATCCAGCATACTCGCCAGATAGAAGAAGGTGAGCAACGTTTCCGTAATATTGCCAAAATCTTTGTTGAAAACGCTAATGGTGAAAAATTCTTATTGCCAACTATTCGCCCAGGTCTAGCCCGTGTTTATGCCCGTCACGTAGCAGAAGGTGGTACACCTTATGATGATAAGGGTAAGCACATCACAACATTAGTAGAAGAGTATAGCAAGATGGCAGGATTCGTTCGTGCCACACGTAATGGACAATTTAACGAATCAGCACAAAAATTAGTTAATGAAGGTATAAACCATTATAATAACTTGCGCGAAACACTAACACGCATGACAAGTCATCGTGGCTATCAAAAATACTTTGAAAGTTATACACCAGTATTAAATGAAGAATCAGACGATACTACCAATTTAAATGAATTGTTTGTACAAGAAACATTAGACCCGCGCATTGAAAGTGTAATGCCAATATTAAACAGACTATCAAAGAACATAACTGAGATGAGTGCTGTAAAAGAATTAGAAGAATGGGCAGAGTCAATCACGGAAGTTGAAGATGAAACAACAAAGACATTAGCAGAACCTGCAGTTGATGAACTTAATGAAATTGGTGTAGGCACACTTTATCAAACAAAGTATGCGGCACACCAAAGAATAAAAGCATTCAAAGCAGAAATAGAAAAATTAAAGAAATTAAATAGTCCTGAAGCACAAGAAAAAATATCTAAGTATGAAAAGGCAATTAAACATTATGATAGCCTTATCGATAAAGCAAACATGCACCCAGAAAAAATGGGTATGAAATTAAGAGCAAAGGCTTTAGGCGATAAAATGCCTGCAAAATTGAAAAAGGTCGCTGAGGCACCAGGCGCAGAAACGCTAGCACACAATGATAAAACAGAAAAATCAAATTTAGATGCATTTGATTTAGACGAAGATTTTCGTTATTACTATCCGGGCGCAACTAAAGCATCTATAAAGAAAAAAATTAAAAATTTAAAACATGGCGTGACAGAAGGTCCAGCAGATGAACCTGTAGAACCAGATATGGATGCTGATGATAAGCGTTTTGACGATGTTGATGAAGGTTTAGACGCTAACCAAAAACGTGCAGGACAATTAGGCCCAACAGAACCAGTAGGTAAGAATGAAAAAAATCTACGTGGCAAATTAGTTGGCGCCAGCGAAAGTGTTGAATTGGACACCTTGAAAACACTTTCGGGAATAAAGTAATATTTTTTACACACACTACGGTCATATATATTATTGACACACATTGATATTCGTGTAGAATATCAGTATGTGTCAAGTTGTCTCCGACAACAAAAACACAAAACACATTTAGGCTCAACATAGGCATACAACATAGGAGATATATTATGGCAAGTCTAGCAGATATCCGTGCCCGTATCGCGGCACAAGAAAGTAAGAAACCAGGTCAGGGTCAACGTACCCAATCAGATAACGCAATCTATCCGCACTGGAATATGGAAGAAGGCACTACAGCCACTATTCGTTTTCTTCCAGACGCAGATGACAAGAACACATTTTTCTGGGTAGAGCGTCAAATCATCAAGTTGCCATTCAATGGCGTTAAGGGTGATCCTGCAGTTAAACAAGTTCAAGTTCAAGTACCATGCGTTGAAATGTATGGCGACAACTGTCCTATCTTGGCAGAAGTACGTCCTTGGTACAAAGATGAAACTCTAAAAGAAATGGCAAATCGTTATTGGAAGAAGCGTAGTTATATCTTCCAAGGCTTTGTTCGTCAGAACCCAATCGGCAATGATGTAACTCCAGCAAATCCGATTCGTCGTTTCATCATCAGCCCGCAGATTTTTACTATCATTAAGAGTTCATTGATGGATGTTGAAATGGAAAACATCCCGACTGATTATCTCAATGGTATCGACTTTAACGTTAAAAAGACTAGCAAGGGTGGCTATGCTGATTATTCAACTAGTAACTGGGCTCGTAAAGAGACTCCGCTTACTGAGGCTGAACAGGCTGCTATCGAAGCACATGGTCTTTTCAATCTTGCTGACTTCTTGCCCAAGAAGCCAAGCGAAAGCGAACTACGTGTCATCAAAGAAATGTTTGAGGCTTCAGTAGATGGTAAGCCTTATGACAATGACAAGTGGGGCGCATACTATCGTCCATATGGTCTTGAGGCTCCTGCAACTAGTGCATCACAGTTAGCACCCCCTCATGTAACTGAGGTTACAACTCTTACTGTAAGCGCAAAAAAGGCAACAGTAGATGGACACGGGGATGTCCATGATGTTGAAGAAGAAGCAGAAACAAAGAGTGAACCCGTAGTTGTTCCTAAGAGTACTTCTAGCGATAAGGCACAGGACATTTTAGCGATGATCCGTGCTAGACAGCAGAAGGGCTAATAAAGTTTGGGGAGAGATAAAACTCTCCCCTCTCCTAAACTGAGGAAACTACCATGACACTACCAGACGAAAGATACCGCGCACTAAAGCAGGGTAAGAAATTACTTGAGGAATTATGCGATCCGGGCAAGACGCCTAGGGT